TTAAGGTGTGGTAGCCTGTTTTGTTTAATTCTATTTTTAATCGTAATTTTTAAACATTAATAAATAAAGTAATGAGTTCCATTTGCTCATTAACCATATAAGTAGCTTTTTAAATGTTGATTTTTTTTTGTAGTCAGTCATAATTATTTTTTTCGTTTATTAAATATTTCTATTGCCTTTATTACTTCTTCTTCTGTAACTTTTAAATTAAGATCTATACCCGCTCTCCATTGAGCAATGCTTTTTCCATTATTCATTAGTATTAAAGTTGGCACGGAAATTACATTTCTTTGTATAGAAGCAGGTTGATCTTCTAGCCATGCAAATTGTATTTTAATATTTGCTATTTTATTAACAGGTAAATTATTGTGTTTATTCCACTTTGCGTTTATTTCAAGCAAAGTAAAATTTTGACTATAAGAATTTAAACATGTTAATAGGGTTATTAAAATTATAATTTTTTTCATGGCTATTTTTTTTCAATTATTTCATACAGCTTTTCATCTATTTTATCTAATTTATCACTATTTTCTTTAACCTTATCCTGAGTATTCATAATTGTTTCTCGAATTAATTGATCTTTAAGATCATATTCTGTTCTCGTAATAGCAGGCTTTGGTAATTCCTTAGCAAGCTCTATATCTTTTTGTAATGTAAAATATAACGTTGCTAAAGAAATAGCTCCTCCGATAACTATCCCTATTGTTTTTAAATCTAAGGTTATTTGTGTCTTTTCACTTAAGTTCATAAGGATTTTATTTTAAAGAGTTTTGTTTGTTTTTATTATTTTTCATTAATTCTTGTATTATATATATTCTATCAGCTTCACTTTTTCTAACAAATTTCATTGCATCTGGATTAATGCCATTGGCTTTTATCCAATCTATTTGCTTGTCTCTTCCCCATTTTTGTATTTCTTTGTATTCTTCGCTTCTTTCTATTTCTTTATATTCGTATTTTTCATATTGCTTTTCAATATCAATACCCGCTTCTTTTGCTAAATATAACAAAGTACTTGTGCGCTCAGATTGGGTGTCTAGTGTTTTAATCCATTCTTTAGTTCCCCCTAAAGCTTTCATAAAATCTTTTTGTTCTTTAATATTTAAGCTTTCAATAGCATCAATATCCCTTTGCCCTTTAGAAGTATTATTCAAGTAAAAAGTATCTAGTTTGTTCTGTCTGTCTCTGTCGTTTTGCTCTTTAGTTTGTAATTGATATTTAGGAGTTCCCATAAGCATTGCAGCACGTTGCCATAACTCATTTTGTGCATCAAAAGCATTCGATAAATTTTCCATTTTTTGCACAATACGATCTAAAGGTATATTAGTAATTGTACCAATCATAGATATGTAAGCTTTATTATTAGGGTTACGAGGATCTAAAGTATTAAATGTATTTCCAAATTTTATGCCTTTTTTTGTTTTTTCAGCCATGATAAGGCTTTTCCAGTTTCTACCTAATCTATTTACTTTACTTCCAAGCGTAGGGGATACAGACAATATTTGAGACAATATAGGGAAAAAATCAGATCCTTGATATCCTTTTTTATATTGAGTAACCGCCTCTAATGCGGTATTATATCCCATTACGCTAAGCTTGCCTGGTAATCCTGACCCTGTTAATATACCTTGCCACACACTTCTACCTAGTTTATCTACTCGCTTTTCGTACATAGTGTACTTTTCAGCTTTTTCTTTTTCACTTAATTCTTCGTCATCGGTCATTACAGTACTATAAAATGCTTGCTGTAAGCCATAAAATAATGAAGATTGTACAAGACCATAATATGCCATTCTAGATACATTAGTTTTCTTGTCTCCTCTATTATTTTTTAAATCCAAAAACGCTTTCTTTTGTAGTCTAGACATTTGGAAGGGGGTATTATTAAATGAAAAAACCAATCTTCCCATTAAACCTGTCTGTATATTGCTTATACGATCCATTTGAGACGATTGCTGTCCTTCTTGTGTTTTGTCTAGAAAATCTTCCCAAGCTTTGTCAGCGGCTTCATTCTTACTCAAACCTTCTTTCTCATACGTTTTCATTCTGTTCATATAGAAAGGTGTTCCACCCATAACAATAGCAAAACTATCCGCCATCTGTGTAGGCTTAAATCCTATTTTGATCATTTGATCCCATATTTCTTGCGCGGCAGTTCTTCCTCCTTGCTTCATAGCTTTAGCCATTTCAGCTTCCTGAACATTAATTTTTAATCCGGTACGTCTATCGCGTAATGCATCGGAAGACCATATTTTTTTAGCTGTTTGTATAAAAAGTTTAGGGTTTTTGCTTATAACTTTAGCTATTTCTATAGGGTTGTTGTCTGTCCAATTTACATAGTTAGCCGCAGATATAGTTTGCAGAGCAGCGGATCTCATGTTTAAAAACATAATAGTTGCAACTGACCCATTAATATAATTAAGAGTAGTATTAAAAGAATCATTAGTACTTTCCGGTCTTGACTTTCCTTTTGCTATACGCGTAAGCATTTGTTCTAAGTTATATCTATACTTACTACCAAATCTAGATTCTAATTTATTTAAATTTTCTTTAGTAAACATGGCATCAACATTCTCTTGCCATTCATATAAGAAATCCGCACGTACACCATCTGTTGCGTGTGTGAATAAATCATATTGTACATTACTTCTAAACCAGTTAGCGCTAGGTTCAGGATATTTTTCTTTAGTTTTAGTTATATCCATTATTCCTTTTGCATAGGCTCTTAATTTTGGAGAAGACACTACCGCACCCGTTAACTGAGCTTTTTCAGCTAATGATATTCCCGGTATATCCATATTTAACGATTGCCATATATACACACGCACTGCTTGATCAATATTGTAACCAAGTTTTTCAACTCGCTTTGCTGCTTCTTTTTCTGGGTTAGTTTCACCCATTGCTTTAATTTGAGCTTCTAAAGCTGCATAGTCTTCAGCTAATTTCATTCTATAAACACTAAGCGCATTTTCAGCTCGGGTTAGGGGCCTTAAAACATGCTTTTCCATAAATGCCATATCAGCATCTCCTTGTTTACCTTTGCCATAACCTTTGTAAAGAAAATCTCGAAAATCCATAGAATTAGAAGGAATAAATAAATCATCCCACCTTTTTTTACCTTCCATAAAAGCTTTTGAATCAGATACTGTAGCTTCTGCAGAAGCACCTCCTTTTCTTTCTATCATAGCGGCTAACTCTTTTTCTAATAGCTTACCTTTAGGGGTTTGTTTTCTTTCTTTATACTCTTTGTAGCTTTCTCCTTGCTTCTGAATTTCTTTGGATTTAAATGATGGACTAAGCGCTTCAAGTATTTGTTTTCCATTAGCGCCTTCTGGCAATCCCAAGTTTTTAGCTAAAAGTTTGTTAGAAATAGCGGCATCTATAGATTGCTTAACTAAGCTACTTTCAAAATTAGCTATCAAATCCCTACCCCATTGCTGTAAAGCGGTGGTTCCATCAAGTTTTCTTATATTATTTAATCTATTAAGATCTCTCATATTTATACCGCCATTATCACCTAATACTCTTTTCCAAGCGGCTTTATTTAAACTTTTACCAGGAGTAGTAGCTATTAGTAATTTACCTAAAAAAGGCACCGGGGCATCTTTTATTAAAGTTTTGCCTGTCCATGTATTAGGTATTGTAAGAGCATCCGATAAATTTTGAAACTCCTTTTTACCTATCATACTTTCGTACCCACCTACTAAAGCATCTAACACGGAGTTATCTGTAAGTTTTTTACTGTTATATGCTTGGAACACTTTTCTCCAATAAGCAGCTCTAGGTAACAGATGTTCGTTACCTATAGGTTTGTCAATTTTATTAATAGTTTTTTTAGTAATTTTTCCTTGTTTATTACGACTGCTGGCTTCATAAATAGTATTAAAATCATACCATATCTCAGGGGCCATTTTTCTTGAACCCTGCAGATTATTTTCCGACATCATGTAAAGCATGGTTTTTATTGCATCATTTCCTTTTTTGCCTTTTACATTTTCTCCTAATAAGCCCATAGTATATAATACCGCTTTTTGAGTGGCTTGTAATGCGTTGCTTTCCGCTATTAATGCGTTAACACCTTCTTTACCAATTTTTGCTGTCATCCTTTTAAAAAGAATGTTAGCGTGTTCTGAGGTAGATAACTTAGGCTGTTCTATTCTAAGTTTATCTGACTCACGGAATAATTCAGTTCTCGCTACTTCAGAGTTTTGGTCCAAAGTTACTTTAGAAACTTCATACTTCATTCCGGATTTTTCATACCAAGTTTTAGCTAGTTTATCGGCTTCCTTTATTTTGGTGTTGGCATCGTTTAATAAATTATTAAGCTCTGTATTAGTTTTTAAGTTTTCTAATGTTCCAGGCTCAAAATATTCTGCAGCATCGGATTTGCTAGATGATTTATATAATTCATCAGCATTTTTAATTCCATAATTTTTTCCCTCTCTTCCTTCAATTTCATATAAATTTTTAAGACCTAAATTTAAACCTACTTTTATATCATTTGCACCTAAAATTCTAGAATTTAAAAATTCTCCAGTAGAAATATTGCCTCCGCGACTTTTAGCAACTTTATTTAATGTTTCATTAAATATTTCCCCAAAAAGTGTTTTAATTCCATACATAACACCTTTCTGTCTTTTTTCAAATTCTTCTTTATTTAAATTTTCAAAATGATTATCAACTTTATCTTTATCTTTAATTAGCCTATCTTGTGCGTCTTTCTTTAAAGTAGCACGTAGATTAGCAACTTCTCCTACCATTTCTGCACGAATAACATCATTAATAAAACTTTTTTGTACATAATCTAGGGATTCCCAACCTGCATTATTAAGTTGCAAAATAGAATCTCTAAGTCCTTTCTTAAAGTCTTTTTCGGATATTTGCCTTTCTTCTGCGCTAGCTAGAATTTCTTTACTATAAAGTTTTTCTATATTGCTGCCTCTTCTAATATGTTTGAACATGTCTTCCCTGAAAATTTCAGATCCTTTTTCCATGTCAATAGTAGTAATTTCTTGGCCTTCCTTAAGAGCAATTTTTTTAATTGTATCAGATTTAAGAACATCCACTATTTGATCAAACGCAAATTCTCTAGCTAATGCTTTAGCTAAAGATTCTTGCCTAACGACGTTGTCTTTAAAATAATCAAAATATTCTTTTGCTGATATAGCTCTCTTTTTAAATAGTAAATTTCCTGAAGCACGCTCACCACTTCTTGCTTGCACTTTTTGACCTTTAGCATTTAATACTGGTTCGCCTTGTGCATCTAGCTTGTATACTTTTTCGTAGAGTACATCTAAATCAAATCGTTTTGTTATTTGGCTTAAATCAATGTAGTTATCCATTAAGGCTCTAGCCTTAGCTAGCCATCTAAGATTCGCTTCAGACCCTACTTCTCCCATCTCAGCCCTTATGTCTTGATACAAATCAGCTTCTGCTTTTCTTTCTAACCCAACTCTAAATAATCTAGTAGGTTCTTTTTCATAACCAACATCTCTTTTAAATTTTAAATTTAAAATTCTTTCCATCTCAGCCTTAGCTTCTGCTACTTGCTCAGGGGTTTTAGTTTGATCTATTATATCGTTAGTAAGATCCTTTTTTATAATTTTTAAAAGCTTTTCAAATATATCTGCTGGTTTTCTTATGCCTTTAAATTCTATTTTAACACCATCAGGACCGAACGCGTTAGCTCGATTAGGTTCGGTAGGCACTTCTATATCAAACACTTTTCCTTTTCCAAAGTTTATAGTGCCCACACTAAAAGCATCTAAGCCTTCTATTGGCTCGTTTTCAATTTTATCTACTACTATATCTTTAACCTTCTTTCGCGTCTCAGGTTTAATATTAAGTATGTTCATTGCAGAATCACGGGTTCTACGCTTAGCAGCTCCGGATCCATCGTAACCCTCATCTTTTTTATCAACCGTAGCAGCTTCTTTAAAGTCTTTGACATCTTTTTCTGAAAACACTTCCCCTTCTCCGTATTCACTCATTTGTTCAGCAAAATATTCCAACTGCTGAGTGTCTGCAGTAGTTACATATTGATCTTCCTGTATCTTATTTTTTATAACATCAGGTAAAAGCTGAACTTTAATAGCATTATTAACATAGGTAATTATACTAGCTTCCGGTTTTTTACCTGTTGCCATATTGTGAAGATCCTTAGCCGCATCCTCATAAGTCTTCGCTCCAGTAGGGATACTACCTTGTTTTAGTAAACCAATAGTTTGCTCTACAGAAAGGTTATCTCTTTTAATAGCGGCTATTATATCTTGCCCTCTAAAAAAAGGCATGATAGCTTTTTCTGCTAAAGTTTTACCTCCGGGCTGGCCCATTGTAGGAAGCCCGTATATATAAGCGGTTGCTGCTTCGTATATTTCAGACTCAGTAGGAAATTTACCTTGATTAGCTAAAGTAAGAGCTTTACGAGCATGGAATTTAACATGATCTAAAAATTGAAAATTTAAATCCTCCGCTAGAGTTTCACGAGATTGTGTGGTTTTATTTTCTTCGTAAAAATCTATAATTTTCTGATTATTAGCGTCCCTTTTTGCTTTTAACTTTCTATATTCCGGGCTTTGCTCTTCTTGTATTTCACGAGATTTTAATTGCTTTTGATCCAAAAGCTTCTCTCCTGAAGCCGTGCTATACACTCCATTTTTATCTACCGCAACTCCACCTAAAGCTTTTACGTTTTCTTTATATCCTTGCCCCTTAGCATTAGCCATTTTGTATAATAAGTCTATTACGGCATCAGCTCTATTATCTTTACTTCCATTATTTAGGTTAATAGGTTTTTTACCAAAATTAATACCTTTATTATTAGCAAACACAGCTAAATCTTTATATACAGACTGAATTACACCTCTATTTAGTAAAGCGTTAGAAAAAGATTTATTATTTTTCATAAACTCTATAGAAAACATTATAAATTCTTCTTTAAGAACTTTATTGTTTTTACCATATTTAGCCTCCAATACTTGTTGCAAGGTACTTGTTTTACGAGGATTGCCTTGAGCATCATTAGTTTCTGCTAATTGTAGATCCCCTCTAAGTTGAGTAGCTTTAATAGCATCCTCAACTCTGCTATAAATAGATTCATACATTTTATCAACTAACCCATTTTTTCGGCCTGACATTATCATAGCCCAATGTCCCATCTCATGCTGTAATACACCCTCGCTTAATTTATTTTTATCTATAGTAAGGGTTTTGCCATCTGGGCTCAGCTCACCTCTGGAACCCGGAACTTCTCCAAATACAAGATTTACTCCAAATTCCTTTTTAAAATATGGTTGCTTATTTTTAAATTCTGTCTGAAGTTTTTCTATTTGCTTTTCATTAGCAATTCTTCTGTTCATAGCGTCTTGGCGCTCTGAATAACTTAGTTTACCTGAATTTACGTCTTTTTCAATTTTATTAATTTCCTCTTGCAACGCCATCACATCAGATTTTTGAACTTCAGTTTTACCTAATTCTAAAATTTTATCCGTTTCGTATATTTTTTGGTTTAGTTTTTCAACATCTTTACCCTCACTTAAAGCTTTATTTCTTTGCTTAATATATTTATTGTTAAGCTTTTGAACAGTTGACTCAGCTACCCAATCCCATTTTTTCATTTTAGTACCGCCTAAAAACGAAAATTGCATTAAGTTAATAGACCATCTAGTCATAGTTTCTGCCTCGTCCCCCCAAAATTCGTCCATAGAAGTTTTAAGAGATTTATCTCCTGTGAATTCTTTATAAAAAGCTTCTGATAAATGAGAAAGTTCTGAAGAACTAGCCCCTCCCACTCCGGTTAGAACAACCTTTTCTAAGACTTTATTACCAAAATTAGCCCAATTATATTTTCTATTAAATCTAAATGGAACAAGTCTTTGCGTTAGTAAACCGCCTAAGTAAAAAGCACCACCTGAGCCAAGAGTGTTCTCGCCCCGGGCTACCATTGAAAACTTTATTTCCTCTTCACCAAATTTTAGCATGTGAGCGGCAAATTTAGCGGCTCTAGGATTTCTACCCCAATAGCTAGATTTCCAAGCACCCTGCGCCGCTTTACCTAAATTTTTACCTCCTGAAAATGCTGTTTTTATAAACCTACCAGTTCCTAATACATTACCAACTCCTCCTGTTAAAGCGGTAGCAACACTAAATTCCCCTAAAACAGGTACGAATGCCCCTGCACTCTCGCTAAGTCTCATCATAAATCCTCTTTCAAAAGATTTTTTCATTGACTCCGTTTCTGGCAACCCTATTTTTTCAAGTGTAAATCTTTGAGCATCTTTCTTTTCTCTTGTAGTTTCCAATCCATCTCCAAATAAACCCCAAGAATTTTCTAATAGTTCATCAGTAAAAGCTCCAGCCATATTTATGCCAGTATCTTCACCTTGTGTACCAGGATCCAGTCCTAGCACGTACATATCAGTAACTATAGGAAGCATCATTTTTGTGTCAGCATAATCCATACTAAATCTAGAAAAGTCCCTATCGGTGTTAAAGCCTTCAGGCTTGCCATCTTTAAATTTAATTCTATCTATACTCCAATCTCCTTCATTGATAGCATTAGATATTTCTCTAAGCGTATAAGCTCTATACTCTCCATCTTTTTTACGCCGTTTTGAAAAACGTTCTCCGGACTTAGTGTAACCCAGGTATTCCAAATTAGTAGGTGAATCTTCTTCAAGTGTATCTGCAAATCCGGCTAACTGAGGATCTGATAATGGTGATGTAGTTTTAATATAATAAATTTCTTCGCCTTTTGCAGTGTATTTATTATTATCAATGCTAGTTAAAAGAAAATTGTTTTTTATAGTTTCACGATCATTCCATTGCGAAGCTCTATCTAAATTATATTTATATCTTTCATTTTCAATAAGAAGAGTTTGCCCGTTACTTTTAGCAATTTCTACTTCCTGAGGAGTTAATATGTTATAATCAAGATCTGTTATAATAGGAGCCTCTGGATCTTTTAATTTAAAGTTACCCTCACTATCATAATCAAAAGGCGTTTGATTACTGTAAGCCTCAATAGCTTTTTGTAATTGTTCTTTATAGTCGTTAATTTTTCTTACTTGCGTAGTATAATCAATAGCCCTCGCGTTAGGATCAATTGTTTTTAAATTAGTTTTTGCTTCTTCAAGTTTATTTTTCGCAACACCTAATTCTTTTCCGGCTTTAGGTAAATTATTAAGAGCTTCAGACTCATAAAGATTCATAACTGCTGTATACTTCTTATCTTCTTGCAGAATATTAATAGCTTCTTCACTCTCGTCTAGCTCTTTATTTTTTAGCAGTTGCAACTTAGCATTATTATAATTAGAAGCTGCAAGCTCTGCTTGATATAAATTAAGTTGGGGCAGTGCTTTTTCCAAATATTTAGCCTGCTCTGAAAGATACTCAGGATTAAAAACTTCTTTATTAAAGGTGTTTACATCAGTAATATCATTTGTAGAAAATTTGGTATTGTTAAGAGCTAATCTTACTGCATAGTCTGTAGCTTCTTTCTGTTCGCGTAAATATTTTTTCTTTTCAGGTGTATCATCCTCATATTCTACATATTTGAATCTAGTGGTTACATTACCTTTTCTATCGGTAATTACATTATTAGGTTCAAATACATTTAGCATTTCTCTTTTTGGCTCGGTTTCTGCATAAGCCTCCGCTGCACTTTCAAAACCGTTTTCTTTTGCTAAGCTATCATAATCTATCGTTACTTGACCGTCTGTAATTTCTCCAAATTCGTTTAGTCCTTCTAATTCAGTAACATAAGATTGAGGTCCTGCGCTGATATAAACGGGATCAAGTTCACCTCCCTCAACAACTGATTCTTCTACCTTTTGAACTTTGCCACCGAATTTTAAAGCGTAGTCATCAAATGACTTGGGATAATTTTCCGTATCAGCATAGTTTTGTACATAGTCATCCTCGTATATTATTGTACCGCTTTTAAATCTTATGTATCGTGAACCCGAAGAAGAGTCTTCCGATCGTGAGTCCGTATCTTGTGCTTGAGTCTTCGACACTACATCCGCACTCTCTGCAGCATCTGGTAGAAAAGGAACTTTTGGTATAATACTTTTTTCTTCGGCGGCTTTTGTTTGTTCCTCCGTTTTAGGCCCGTCCAAACCTTCTTCATAATCAACATATTCAGCGGTTAATCCATTTTTTTCTGCTTCATCTAAAGCGGAAGAGACTTCGTCCCAATTTTTAAATGTTACTTTTTTATTGTCTATGATATATGTATACATAAGTTAATTTTTATAAATTGAGTGCATTATATTTGTTTACAATTTTTTTAGCTTCAGCATCAGCATACCCCAGTTTTTTATATCCAGCTTTTACTATTAGCTCTCTTATTCTAGCAGTGTCATTATAAGGTATATCTATTTCAACATAGGTATTACCTTGTAACCCTGCTTGTTTAACTGTATTAGTTTTAATAGTAAGAGAGTTAGGCCCATATTGAACATCTTCTATAGTGTGTTTACCATAAGTACTTCCTAAGCTAACAATTTTTTTCACGGCATCTCCAAAGGTTTCTTTATTAGATTCATCTAATTGCTCTGTTATGTTAGCAGAAAATTCATTATAAGCCGCAAGAGTTTGTTCTGCCGCACTTGGAGTATCAGGAGATTCAGGAGAATAAGAGCTAGTAACTCTGTAATACCTTCCTTCTGAATCTTCTTTAATACGTGTGGTTTCCCACGTTTTATTAGTACTTCTTTTAATAGCCTCCTTTTTCATTTCATCAGTCATTTCTTCTGCCAACCACTGATCAGCTCCTATAGGCCCCACTGAATCATAAATATTAAGATCAATTAATGCTCTACTTAAAGCTTGTTTATTAGTTGCAGCTGCATAAGTAACTTTTGAAAAAGTTGTATCTGTTAATCTTTCTCTAGCCTGTTGTATACTTAATTTATTTAAGTATTGCCTATTTTCAATAATTTCTTCCCCCTTATCATTTACAGCGGAAACTTTTGATTTATCTTGAAAATCTTTTTTATTTTCAAAACCGTTTGCCATTATAGTTTTTTCATCTTGCTCCATGGTAAGATTATTTAAAAAATTACCTTTTTTATCATACAATGCTTCAGACTGCTCTTCCATAAGTTCCACTTGTACGCTTGGAAATGTTACAACGTAGCCCCCCTCTCTTAAACTTGCCGTGTAGTCATCCCAAGTTTTTTCGTAGGAATTGCCATCGGAATCTGTAGCTTTAACATATTGTTGAACTTTACCATCAACTATTTTTTTAGGATATTCAATAGAAAAACCTTCCGCGCTTTTAAGGCCAAAATGAAAAGCTCTATTAGCGGCAATACTCCCATTTTCATCCTCTTTTATATACTGTCCATTTCCCGCTTCTAAAGGATTTTCTATATTAGATGTTCCCGCATATCCTAGTGTTAATTCTATGCCTGAATTTAATTTATCCATTTCTCCCTGAGCATAGGTAATTGTATTCTCATCTTCCAAAGTTGAAGTTCCCTGTACTCCCCTTACTTTAGCCTCACCACTAATGTCTCCATAATATTTAAGCGTATATTTAAGTCCATCTATATTGCCGCTTAGTTTTGCAAGATTTTTATTAGTTTTACTACTATCCGCCGCCTTCTCTCTGGCTATTTTCATGCTATCTTTTCGGAACTGCTTATCTTCTGCAATTTTTCTTTTTCTTTCAGCTTCCCGTTTAGCTCCTAAAGTTTGTATTCCCTTAGCAATAGAACCTGTTGCTTGACTAATTCCTTTAGCTAAAATCTCGCCAGACCTGTCTTGTATTATTTGTGGATTTCTATAACTCATTTTTTAATTCGTTTTAACAGTTTTTGTATCTATATTATCATTAGATTTCCCGCTAAATCCTCCAGCTCCAATCACCGCTCCAGCAATATCACCAACACCGCCTATCATAGCTGCTGTGTTAGCCGCTTGTGCCGCATTAGCATTAGCTATATTAGCGTTTTGTTGTGTAAGCCCAGCCGCCAGTCTGTCAAGCTTAGCCTGATCTCTTCCTTCTTGAGCTTGAAATTTAAAAGCTTCGCCTTGTGCTTGCGCCATTTGAGCTCTACCTCCTTCGGATATTTGTATTCCTTGTATTCTAGCTTTTTCAGCCATTTGTTTAGCTTGAAGATCTGCTTCTCCTTGAGCAGCTAGCTTTTCGTTTTGTGCTTCTTGTTTCTCAATATCAGCAGCTACGTCTTTCTTGCTTTTTGCCGCAGCATTTGCTAAGGCGGTTGCTCCACCAGCACTTGCTCCCGTCGCTTGTAAATTGTCTAAAGTTGCAGCTAAAGCTAAATCTGTTTGCTCCATTTTTATTTCAGCAGCGCTGGTAGCTACGCCTAAATCAGCGTAGGGATTTGACATTTCCCCGCTAAGATCTGTGGCTAAACCAGCCAAGGATTTAACATCGGAATAAGGGTTTATAACAGCCTGTCTGTTCTGTTCAAAAGCTCTTATTGCACCATTTATTCTATCTCTTTCTTGTGCAGCTTGCCTTGCTGCTTTTTTAGCCTTTCTGCCTCCAATAAATCCGCCGATTAAACTAGTTGCCGCTCCTATTCCGGCGGCTAATACTACTCCTGCCATAACTTTTCTTTTTTATTATATTCTTCCATTGTAAAGGAAAAGAAATTATTCTCTACCTCTTCTATATTTCTTGTGTCCGTAGGATTGGCTATTATGTTTATCCAAACACAATCCTCTACACATTTAATTAATCTTTTAGTTCCCTTTAAGGAGTACGACCAACATGGAGCTATATGTTCTACAGTTTCATTGTCAGCTTGCACTATAACTTTACCAGATAATAAAAACCAAAAATGATTTGTATGATGTATAGCACTTATAACCATAGTATCAGCTTTCATTTTCATTTGGCGCATGTATAAGCCATCGGTAAAATTATTAGTTATTGGAAATTCTTCATTGTTAACTAAATTTTTACCATCTCCATATATTCCTTCTTCGTTGCTTCCTATAAGCACATTCTGTAATACTTCTAACTGTTTTATAAAATTAATTGATAATTCATTATTCATTTAATTTGATTTAAGATGATTGCACAAAAGTTGTGCTTACTGCAAATAATTCTTTTTTGCCTGCATTTTGATTATTTATTTCCATTTTTACTTCTCCATAAAATCCTTTTACTCCAGAAGATTTTGACCCCCAAACAATTTCTCCGTTTTGTGAAGGCGTACTATTAACTAAATCGGCGTAGTATTTATCTTCTTTTAACTTAAAGTTATTTATCAGTAAAGAATTTTGCAATTGTTCTAGAGTAGTAGCAAATGTTGCTTGAGATATAGGCAGCGAGGTGTCAGTATTAGTAATAAAACTTAACATACTCCAGCCTGAATCTCCTTCGTAGTTTATTGTTTGAAAGTTTTTTACCGTGGATGGCGCTCCGTTAAATACAAGTGTAACATTAGAATTATATCCTACACCGTAAAATTTACCTCTTTCAGTAGTATTAGGCGCTAGTAAATAATGCTGATATAATTTTCCTTCAAAAGCAGTAAAATAATTATTATTTAAACTAATTATTTTATTAGGTGAATAATCATAAAAACTAACCCACCCTTTAACAGTTTCGTCAAAGGACAATGTGTTTGTTTCTACTGTTTTTCCATCAGCTGATTCAGACTTTACGGATAAAACATATTGTTTATTGTGAGCATCCCATCCTGCTTTTATGCCTCTATCTCCTATAGCTGTAGAAAGTTTATCCCTAAAGTAATCGGTCATGCCGTAACTAGATATAACTGTGATTCCATCCATAGATAGCCTACACACTACATTTTGATCTCTATCTGTAAAGTATTTTCTATACCCATTAACGGCAAAAGACTCAGGATCCGTGCTTATTCCATATTCTCCTGCAAAAGCAACATTTTGACCTATAACTAAATTACGGCTAGTAACACTAGCATTTCCTTCTGCAGAATAAATAGCATCTTTATCTATTAATGATTTACTTATTTTACTTTCTTGAAATATAATAAGGTTAGTGTCTTCCGCGTATAAAAGCTGTATGGAGCCGTTAGATGGGTCTATAGTCCTTGTTATGTCTTCACCTACGCTAAATTGATTAGTCGCGTTAAAACCAGTTCTAGAGTTAAATATGCCTGAATGTATTAGTCCACTAAATTTATGTGATTGTTGAGGTTCATCTTCTACTATATAAGCTTTTACTCCAAAATCTACGGAGGTGTTATTATAACCGCCAGTTATTCTAGCTTCTTCTATAAGCCAATCCTTTTCTTGTTCAGAGGTATAAGCTTGAGGTATTTGATCAAAATTTATAATTTTTCCAAATATTATAGGGGTCCCCGTGGGAGGCATAGACTGTAAAGTATCCTTAGTTTTAAAAATTAATGAAGATACTATTTCCGTTATATAACTAGTAAAAACAACAGGTAGCCCTAAATTAATATATTTTATAGTAACTTCCTGCCCTACATTGACAAATCCTTCTGTTAAATTAACATTACCACTAATATTATTTAGCACTTGAATACCCGCCCCTGTAACTGTATCAATTTCAAATGAATTGCCATCCGGATCTTTTGCTTCCGGGGTTACCTTGGTTATAGTCTCCATTTTTTTTAACCAGAATGTATTGAAATATTTAAGTTCTATATTTGCTGCCATTTTATACAGGTGTTTTTATTCTATTAAATCCGGATTTTTGGTCACCAGTTGTTTCAGTGCCTTGATAATTTATAAAAGTAGCCCCTGTATTAACGCGCTCCTGTACTGGATTTGTTACCCTAACACCAGACTGGTCTAACTCTAATGAGAATGTTGCTTCTAATAAATCTACTCCCTTCCAATCTGTAAGATTATCAGGCGCTACTGGTAAATCTACGTACGCACGGTTAAGCTGAACTCCTATATAAGGGGTTTCTGCGGGGGGTACATAAGGAACTTGCATTTGGGTATCTGTAAAAAATTGATTAACATATTCTGCATAAGGAGTTTCAGCATACAAAACATTCGTTGTCATAGGCTCCTCATTTACGCTATTGCTTCCAGGAGCAGACCTAAAATATTGATACTCGTTATTATCACCCCATGTTTGATCAGGCGCTATATTAACACCTTGCCATGGAACACATTTTGGATAATGTAAATCAGCACAATTAATCCACCCTATGCCTGGATACAAAGCTGTATCTCCTGTTGTTTGTTTAAACTCCTTAATTATAAAAACATATTCGACTCCTACGGCATTACTGTTTTCCGTTACTGCTAAGTAATCAAAACATCTTAAAGTTTGAACACTTTTATGTGTCTCTATCCCGCCAATTTGTCCAGACAAAGTAGCCCAAGAATTCTGAGATCCGGTTGGTCCGTTCGGCGCAAGAAATTGAGGAGCATTCCAGTTAGGCGTTTGAACTACGGACTTATTATATTCTGCTCCTTTTGGAATAAAATTCCAATCAGAAGTGGTCTCATCAGCAAAAACGTATCTATAGTAATATTGTATATCTCTTACTGCAATATTGGACTGATTTAAGCCTTGACTTGGTTCATTTTCTTGTCTAAGGTTTGCAGTTATAGCTATAACTCCTGATTTATGACAGTCTGTTCCAATTCTATTCCACTCATTACCAGGCGGAATGATAGCATCAAAAACAGGATCATCATTTGTAATATTTAAATAAAAGTCAGTTGGAGAAATCCCGGCGGATATATACCATAAACCCGTTATAATCTGTGGAGTATTATTAAACGGATTAGTAGTGTATATAAATTCTGGGGAAGTTCCAAAAGTTGGCGCAACCACACAAGTTTCGCTAAGCACTTCCTCGTTAACCACTGCATATCCAAGAGTTATAGGAGTAGTAAATTCAACATACAAAGTTCCATAAGGATCATTACTAGGTAAATTAGAATCTCCATTTGCATCTGTCACGCGTATTGTAATATTATAAAGAGCAGAAGTATTCCCTCCAAACGTAACTCCATCAATTACATCGCCAGGTACTGCTTGAGTAAGTTCACCGGTAGCAGAATTCATTTCCCAATTATCTGGTAAATCCTGAGGATTTTGTATTGTATAATTTAATTGCAATGTGTCGCTAGAACTTGCAGTCCCATTTTTAGGGTCTGCGGTAGGCCAAGGACTGTCTTGCTCATTGTAACCTGGTATTATTACTCTAGTCTCTCTAGTTGTAGATGTAGCAGGAATTCCAGCTGCTATTGTAGGGTTTAAATTTTTTAAAGCACCAAAACCTGCTACTTGTCCAGGTACATCTATATCAGTAACCTCTAAATCATCTGTTGTTACTCTTATTACAAAAGAATATACGTCGGTAATTCGACTGGAATCCACAAAAACTAAAGGAGTTGCTCCTATATATTTTATTTTGTATTTACCGGCATCAACCCCTGTTCCTGAATGTAATTGGAATAATCCATCCACTACTTCGTTGTTTCCATTTTTTGTTGAAATTAACTGAGCTGTGGTAGGCACTGCAAATTCTTGTCCAGAAGCATTTACAGGCTGAAAAAATTGAGTTACAAAAGTATTTGTTAATGTTGCCTCCGTAAAATCCCAATCTAAATTTATAAAAGATGTAGCTCCTCCTCCTCCTGAAAGAACATCTGCATTTAAATCAACAATTAAACCCTCACTTGTAGTTTCCCAAAAAATATCTAATAAAGATTCAATAGGTTCAGTTTCATATATTGCTAAGTAAGGTAGCATATTTGAAGTGTTCAAAGGATTGTTTAGATTATCCGCGGGGGTAGGAGGGGTTGGAGGAGTTTGTTCCTCTAAAACAAAATTTAAAGCGGTAGCGCCTATTGATCTTTCTGGAGTAGATATTCTACATATTAAAGGGTTTGTATCTATTTGATAAAAAACTTTATTGCCATTAACAGCACCTGTATTAAATGCTTCTAAAGGATCGTACAATTGATCATTATCTGTAGATAAATCCGAAAATCCCATATTAACTTCTTTAGCTCTAGCTATAGCTGTCGATGTGTGCGAAATTGCGGTTTTGCCTTCGGAATTTACTCTAGCGTAATATTGACTATTAAAAGGAACTGAATTAGAAATACCTGTCCCTGTATCATAAGTGCCTACGGTCATTATATTAGTTACCCTACCATATAAAACTACAGAACTTCTATACTGTTTTTCATCTGGACCTACTTCAGCTAAATCCCTAGGTATTTTATTTATATTATCATTAAATAAAACTGTAAATGCAGTTTTGTTTGTTTCGTTTATAGGGAATAAACCGTTGTCAATTCCTCCAGGATTAGCCTGGTGTTGAGGCCCATTAAGTGCTCCTGATTGTCCTGGATAACCATTAAGTATTCCAGGCAGATATACGTTGTAATATTCTTGCTGTGTTTGTTTTACAACTATTTTATAACTATACCATCCTAAATCATTTATAGTATAAGCAAATTTTAAATCTGGAGTATTAGGAGGTAAATTGTCGGCTCTTAGATAGACGTCGTTAACTTGCCCATCGGTGGTTGCCTCCCATTGATTTGTAGCGGGATTAGTTTCTGTTACTGTCAGAACTTCAACAAAGTCTTGATAGGCCCCCCTTAGGTAATCTCCAACCCTGGGTATATTATTATTATTATCATTAGGGGGGACAACACTAAGTCTGAATCCGTATGTATTACCATTTATAGTATTACCAGATAAAGTTACCGCATAGCCTTCCCCATTACCAGACCCTGCATCTTGTTTTACAGCATAAAGTCCCGGTGTACCTGCTGCTAGATTTTTAATAGAGCTTATTTCTGAATTTACTAAAACCATTATAGAATCACCAAACCAATTTTTAACGTCGGTATCGCTAGCTACATCGTCGTAAGGACTATATATTGTAGACCCAAAATAAAATTGTCCATCACTAACGGCTCCTTTATCTACAGAAGATAATATAACAGGAGATTGTCTGCCAAATTTATCAGCTAATACAAATCCTACTTGGTAATTTCTATTTCTTTTTACAGAATGATTAGGGTATTCTATCCAATTATTGTATTTGCCTGTAGTACTTTTTTGAGATATTCTACAATTATAATTTATATTTGGAGGAGGAGTATGTTGATCTCTATAGTTGCCATATATAATTCTATTTCCTGAACTTTCTTGAGAAAAAGCTCTTACCGGCACTTTATCATAAACTCTAGTTGTTTGAGCTTCCGGTAATGTTTTATATGGTTTGCGAGACTGATAATCATAAGTATAATAGTTGTTAATACCGCTCTCTCCGGCTATTGATCCCGCTGAAATACTTTCTAAAACTTTAACTGCTACGCCGTCACTTTCTCTAAATAGTATTTCTACTTCTTTTATTTTGTAATCGTTAGCTATTCTAGCTCCGCTAGTAGGCAAAGGTATTACTAGTCCAATATTCTGAACGTTGTTTTCCATAAAAGGAACAATGGTCGATTGATAAGCTAAGTCTTCATCCCCATTTAAAAAGTATCCTTTTTGCTTAGGTATAAAAGCTATTTGAGTAAATGGAGCCATTAAAGAATACTCGTTGTCATCGTACTTAAACCTATAGCTAAATCTAACAAATCTATCCTCTAAAAAGTCTGGATCACCTGGCCAAGAAGGCTCGTCCTTTTTATTAGTCATTGTAGACAAAATTAAGGACACGTAAGTATTAGGAGTTAAGGCAGCATTAAAAGAAGGAGAAACGTCCACTCTGGTTTCGTCAAATTGTGTAACATATTGAACTCCCGTTACTTTTATATGATCTAATCCGGTTATACTAGGACTTTGTTCGGAAGACACCACTGTAGCCCCAATAAATGGTTCTATGGAGCTTTTTAAATCTCCGTCAATTGAAAAATAAGTAGTACTTGACCCGTCAATTTCAATATCTATTCTATTGTATAGTTTTATTGCTTGATAAGGACTATATTTGGCTACAGATATTTGATGTTCCTGCGTGTAATAATCTTCGGCTGCTGTACCTCCCATAATTTTATTATATTAGTCAGCTACGCTAGCTAAGTTAATGTTGATTTTCCTAGGTTGATTTCTATTATCAGTCCAAAACAATAAGTTTTCAATCAAATTTATTCCTATTATATTATTTGTTGTTGAAAAATTTAAAAATTCTCCTCTAACAAGCGCTCTATATTCTTGAGTTTTATTATTATAAACATATATGTAATGTTCAGTTCCTATAGGAGCATCTGTGGGGTTAGACGGATCTGGATCAGTATAGTCCGTTAAAAAAATAAACAATTGATCAGTGGCATTGTTTTCTTTGATTCCTATAATAGAAACGTCGTTACTTATATTTGTAGTAGCTATTAAATTATTTCCTATTATATTTTCAAGAGCGCCTACGTCGTCGTCTTCAGATCTACCTACGGATATATTCCTAGCGTCTCTGTATTCCCCATTAGGTAATATTCTATCGTCAAGATCTTTATTCATCTTAGACTTTAGAAACGTATTTTTTATTTGTTGAGCCATTTAATTATGATTTAATCCATTTAGATTTGCCTCTCATTACCTGCACTATTTCATCAAGTTTAACATTAGATAGTCTTATTTTCGCATTTCTTAGCTTTGCAGATCTATCTCTTTTTAATCTTTGTATTATATATTCCGGTTGATTAATTCTAGACGCTAATATTGAATAAAGAATATGAGCATATAATGCATCTTCTGCCATTTTAGGTATTCTAGAGTCTAAGGCATAAGCTAATCCATCTGAAATATATTCTAAAACTATTCTTCTATCTATTAAATTAGATGAAAAAGAAATTGTTCCATCTCTTTCATTAACGTTAAACCAACCATTTCTTTGAGAATATTGTGGGTTATTACCGTATCTTTCTCCAAAACCAAGATTTCCAGTAAGCCAACCCGCATAATCTGAATACTCAGCAGCACTTATATTACCACTTAAAAAATTATCATTAGCAGCTCGCCATAATTCTAATGTTTGAGAAGAGCCCTCTAAATTATCTCCAAAATTATCTTGAATAGGATTGCCTCCCTCTTCATCTTGTAAAGGAACTTCGTAAGGCGCAATAGTTAAATTGTTAGCAGGATATATTTTATGTTTAACACCCATTGAATCAATATAGTTTAAGCTAACGTAATTAACGTAGTCCTGTGGTATTATTACACTAAGACTAACAGGTATAGTTAATTCTTGTGATTTAATGCTTTTTAAGGTGTCATAGTTAAACTCTTGCAATCCTCTTTTGGCATGAAATATTACATCAGTTCTTTTAACGTCGGGTATTAGTTTATGCTCGCCTACATAAGTAGCGATAAATCCATCTATAACATTGTTAAGAGATGTATAAGAATATCCACCGTAATTTTCTTGAACAGCTGTACCTCTAGCTTCTCTATTTCCATAACTTCCACCGTTCATCGCTTTGAGCTGAACAGCTACATAGGTATTTGTTGGTATTGGTACTGTAGTTATTATGGTATTATCTTCAACTGTAAAATCTAAAAGATAAGCCGAAAAAGATCCTGGCGTATTATTAGGACTTGTATATAAAACAAAATTGTTCAAGGCATAATCTACAGTTTCGGAATCAGAAGATCCAAATATTAAATCTGTATTAAAAGTTGTTACAAACCTACCTGTACCATCAGATAAAAATCTTTGAGAACCTGCGTAATATTGTGCGTTAGTTTCGGTTATTAAACCGCCATTAGGTATAGGCATATCTTATAGTGTTGAACGTTGTACTTCTTGTTGGACTTGTTGCGTAGCTACTTGAATAACTGAAGGATCCCTAATAACAATTCCTGAATAAAGTAATATTTTTAATATTATATTAGTTTGTTCTGTTTTTGATAATTCAAAATCTGTAGAATTTGTAGGATTGTATTGATAGTAATTTTGATTATTAGGTATTGTAAAATTCCAAATTACATCCAAGGGTTTTCTTAAATAGCTAATAGTTATATCCGATGCTATAGTTTTTGGATATAGATATAATTTTTTATCTTCATACAAATAAACAGGATAAGTTTCTGTAGGTGCTATTATAGGAGTAGAATTTAAGTACAGGATCTCATTTCGCTGCACCAGTTGAGCTTCTTTTTCGTCTTTATATATAACAGTACCTAGTCTGTAAAAGTCCTCAGGTGTCGCCGTAACGACTATAGCATCATTATTCGCAGGTATAGTGTTAAATATTATATTAGCTCCACTAATTGAATAAGCAGTAGTTAATACTCCGTTAATAGTAACTGATATTACACTGCTTGCTAATTGAGAAGACGTTATTGATGTAAACGTAAACAGGGAAGTTGTTCCGTCTCCTGTAAAATTTTGTACTGCAGCTGTAGCTCCCGAAACTGTAGGCAAAGTAAAATATCCGCCTGCGGAATTATAGTCAGCAGTGCCGTATTTTTTAAAAATAGAAATATTTTGGTCTACATTTTTAATTCGATCGCCATATTCAGTGTCATTATCTGGCCTTCTAAGCTGCTGATTTACAGTGTCAAAATAGCTTTCAAATATTTCTAACTGAACTTGCGTTGCAACTTTATTAAATTCGTCTGGTGATAAGTTACCTCTTTGTTCTTTATTAAGAATAAGTAACACCGTTTTATAAACTATGTCTACGTTTACTGCCATTTTATTTCTTTTGTTATAAATATTAACCGGTCTCACTTAAGAAACCGGCTAATAATAATTCACCATCTATAATATAATTACGTGTTTTTTTTAAAAACTACTAATTAAGTTTCTTTTCTATAGATCTATATACTTCAACGCCTTCGTCAGTTTTGAAAAATGCGGCCATAGCGGAATATGGGTTTTCATCAAAAGGTACAGACATTAATTTTCTGTTATTAGATGCCCATGAAAAAGTCCGTTGATCCTGAGACAATGAAATTATGCCCGCTTCCGTAGCTTTTATGGCTACATTTCTAAGGCCTACGTTTTCGTCTTGAGCTAATTCTAAAAATAATTCAGGATTATTATTTGCAAACAATCTTAAATCTCTTTTTATTTCTTTTGAAGATAATTTATTAACTTCACTTCCTATTTCAACTCTTAGTATGGCTTCAGCATCGTCAACGTCCATATCTCTAGCAAATACTGCCGCATCAGTTTGCAGGTCAAGTAATTCTAAATCATCGTAAGCTTCTTCAACGGGATCATACTCTTCGTAAATTCTGCCTTTTAGCGGATGATATAAGGAAAGAAGTTTTTGTAAATTTTGTTGAGCTTTGGGAACTCGCAAGTCTCCATCTCTAAACATAATATGCCCTAGTGTAGCTTCCCCCTCTTGTTCACTTTTAAAAGGAGAATCATGGTTAGTAGCATATCTAATTTCTTTTTGAATTCCAGTTTCTTCGTCAAAATACAACAATGAGTGCTTTCTAGTATGCTTGCACGGAATAGTTAATGTAAGAGGAGTATGTCTACCTATTAGGTAATACAACCTGTCTTTAATTTCCCATTTAGGTTTTGTTTGTTTTTTTGGTGTTTCTATAACTGGTTTTTCTACAGCTACTTTTGGGGCTGTTTCTATAATTTGTTGTTCTTGTGCAGCTTTTTTAGCTACAGGTTTTTTATTTGCCATAATATAATATAATTAAATAATTAAAAATAAAGAGAGGACTCGGAAGCCCTCCCTTCTAATATTGGAATTATTAGATTCCTCTAAATAATACGAAGTTATTAGCTCCTTGAGTAATTAAACATCTTTCTGATAAGAAGTTAATTTCCATTGCATCAAGAGTAGATCCTGTTCCACCCCCTACTGATCCAGTCAACCAAGACTTCATTCTACGATCATCAGTTTGAGAAGCTCTGTATCGTACGTGCAAAAATGGACGACGAATGTTAGTTCCTAAAACTTGATCATAAACAGTTGAAGTTCCAGCAGGTACTAATACACCTTCGATTGAATTAACACCATTGATTGCTCCACGAGTAGACGCATCATTTAAGTATTTCCAATCTGTTTTGTAAAAGTCATAAGATCCTCTACGGAACCCACTGAATCCTAAGTTAAGTGCCATGTCCTCTGAATTTTCAAATAACCCAAAAGCAACCCCACCTGAAACTCCTGAAGAGATGCTTGCTAGCATATCATCAAAGTCTAAAGCAGTTTGACGGTTTAAGAATAACATGTTTTCTTAATTGCCCCCTGAGTATCAAGGTTTTTAAGAATTGCATCAAACTCAGTTAATCCTTGAGCTGCAGTAAATCCAGTTTCTACGTTTCCTCGAGCTTGGATAGCAGCAAATAAACCTTGTGTTCCTGGCTGAAGTAAATTTTGATTTGCTCCCGCTCCTGCGTTTTGGTTTAATTCACCTTCTACCATTGCCATTTCTAAGTAATCTTCAAAACGCAAGCGAGTTTCTGAAGCAGCTTTCAAATACCAAAGGTATCCGTCAGTTCCATCTTCAGTTGCTACATTCACCCATCCGATCTGTGCAGTATCTGATCCAGATACAACATACTGATCTCTAATAATGATTGGAGAATTAGAAAATTGCGTTAATACAGGCTCTACACTTACTCTAGCCGCTGAGTTTCCAGCGCCAGCTCCAATTGTAGTTCCTTTAGAATAATCAGATCCATAAACAAATATCTTAAGACCTGGTGCATTTGCTCCAAAAGTCGCCCCTATGGTTAATCCGCTATAAAGCTGAACTGTTAAAGTTCCGTTTCCTGCAGCAGCACCTGAAGCTGTAACAATACCTTTTGCCTCTGTTCCCGTTGCAGGGTCAAGAATAACAATTGTATCATTAATAGATATTACATTTACAATTCCTGCAGCAACTGGTATTAACAAGCCTGTTCCAGCTCCACCACCTGTACCCGCTACGTTATCGTACGATATATGTAAACGATTTTGTTCAGACCAAATAACTTGATCAGATGTCATTGGCATTTCAGCACCAACCATTCTTAAAAATCCAGATAACGTTCTGTTTCCATAACGCTCTACTTCTGATTCGTAGATTTCTGGTAAATACTGCTGAGCAAAGTCAGCAAAGTTTCCTGGGATTCCAGCGGCTCCCCCGTTGTTATTCCATTGCAAATAATTTGTCGCAAGTACTGATTGTGTTTGCGAAGGGACTATTGCCCCAAATTGTGGTAATAAACTCATTTCTATTAATTTTTAAACTTTTTAATTTTTAGTTTTGCGGAGTCCGCTCCAGAAATTGATTTAACCTTATAGGCACCAAAACGAGCACTTTCAACAGGCGCCGCTTTTCTAGCTTCCGTAGATGTATTATTAGATTTGTTTACAACATCTCTAATAGCATCTGCTTTGCCTTGTTCGTAGAAGTGATTTGCTATTTTATCAGCATTTGCTCCTGCGTATAAAGCCTTGTGATACCCTTTAGTATCTTTAATCGTACCATCTTCCCCAAGGAACTTCCCTATGAAATTACCAATGTCCGATTGTTTTTCCCCCACTTGAGCAGCATTTTGAACCCCATATCTAAACTTTTTTTCTCCTAAATCGAAATCGAAACCTTCGAAATCTTTATTAAATAATTGTTCAGTTTGAGTTTTAAACTTCTCATGATTTTGGGAGTTTCTTTCCTGATCCTCCTTATATCGATTAAAAAAATCCGATGCTTTCTGCTGATCTTCCGAAAGATTAGGTGACTTCAACTTGATGTCATCATAATATTTTTCTTTAGTATCTTGCAAAAACTTTCGGGCTTTTGAAACCTCTTCTTTATATGCGAGTTTTTTTCTTTTGATGTCTCGCTCTTCATCAATATCTTCATCAAATGCGAAAGTGTCCTCGATCATAAAATCAATTTCTTCTTGCGACAAATGAGGTTTAGTACTTTTATAATATTCTTTTACTAAGACATCTCTATCAACATCTTCATAATTTGTATTGAGCCTAATGTAATCTTGCATAGTCCCACCTGTTTCTTTCATAAAGTCTACCAGTTTGTTTATATTTTCTGGCAAATTATTTTGAATAGGTTGAGATTCTACTACCGGTTCTTCAGCTTTTACTTCTATTTTTTCTTCTTCGGTAATTTCTTTAATGACTGGTTCGGGCGTTCCTTCCCCCACTTCCTGTACATCAACGGCTGGTTTATTGTCATCCACACCATCTGTGCTTGACTTTTGAACGGCATCTTTTTCTTCCTTAGGAATTACTACTCTAGTTACATTACTAGGAACATCTATTAAAGGTTCCCTATTTTTAGCCGCTAATTGTTCGTCGGTTAGCTTTGGCTTGGATTGGATCTTAAAAGATCCTTCCGTTTTTGTTTGTTCATTCATGATATAATATTATATAATTATTAAATACTTACTTAGTTAGGATCAAACGAAGACAGATCAAACCCACCCATAACGTCATTGCCTTGAGACTCAAAATTCTTAGGCATTCCTTGTGTTTGTCTTTGCTGTATCAATTCGCTTTGCTGAGTTCCCTGTATTTTTACCCTTTTGTCTTTTCTATCTTCTATTTCTGCTTCTTTTTGTTTTGTAGCGCCTAACTGAGCTTGAGCTAATTGCATACTGTATTCAAACTCTGTTGCCATTAATTGTTTCTTTATTTGAGCTTCTCTTTCCATCCTTTGTATTTCGAATTGAGACTTAGCTTGTTCTATAGCAACTTTTTCAGAGGTAAGGGCTTGTTGTTTTTGCACTTCTGCCATTGCGGCTTTTTCAGAAGCCTGAGCATTTGCTTCTGCTTGAGACTGTATGTTTTGTTGTGTTACGGCTTGAGCTTGCTCTTCTTTTTTCTTACGCTTTATTTTTAGCATTTGATTAGCTAACTTAATATTTTTTATTTCCCGTATATCAATAGCGTCTTCTATATCAATACTTCCTTGTTGTAAAGAAGCATTTATATTAGCAGCTAATTCGGCTTTTTCTTCATCATCAGGCTCCATTGCTAAGTATATGCCAAAATCATGAAGGTTTAAATTTTGTATTTCATTTAATGTTTCTACATTAAAAGTAGATATACTATTCATTAAAGAATTTCTAGTAAGAGGAAAATTTAATACATCAGCTATTTTTAAAGAAATGTTTTCGCAAGTACTTAAAGCTAAAAATAAGCTAGCCTCTTGAATATGTCTAGTAGCTACGTTAGAAGCGTTAGCTGCCATTTTTTGCAAACCAACTAATGCATCTGCGGAAGGCAGAGATCCATCTCTGGCTTCATTTAATCCTGTAACGTCTCTAATCATTTGCATATTATAATTATACGCTGTAATAAGAGATTGTATTTTACTCATGCCATTAGAAGAACTTAACTCTTGTATAGGGACTTTACCCCTGTTCATGTCCCCATCTTGAGTAAGGGATCTACCTACAACCGAACCGGTTTGAAAATACATGTTTAATGCCTCTGCTGGATTGTAGTTTGTTCCATTTCCTAGGTCTACTTCAGCTAATCCGTCCATGTCTAAAAATATACCATCGGGAACCATCCTAGATAAGACTTGTTGTATTTTTAAGTGAGTTAGCTGTATAACATCCGCAAAACCTATACATTTGCTTATTAATGATTGTATTTTTCCTTTATACATTCTAGGAGCACACAAAGAATAACTCATTTCAACTCTAGTTGTATCAGCTAAAGGTCTTGTCATGTTTTCTGACATCTCCCACTTAAGCATTATATCGGTTCCTATGATCTTTGCTCCTTCGTACAAAACTTCTATAGACCTTGATACTCTTTCAAAGTTATCATTTGGAGGAGGATTAAACTCATCGGTTTTTTCAATAGCTTTTTCTAAACCTGAATCTGTTCTTTTTATTTTAAATACTTGGTCAGTATAGGTTTTATATTCAAAATATAACACCTGAACAGTATTGGAGTCGTAGTTTTGAAGGCCTCTAATAAAACTTCGGCTACCTGGCATTTTCTGTATATGCTCTAATTCTTCGTTAAGAATATTTGGAAATTCTTTTTTAAGTTCAGGAATAGTTATAGATTTAACTTCTCCTACATAGTATATATCATTAAAATGAGGGTCTTCTGTATAAGACCAAACACAATAAGCCGGATCAACGTAGTCAACCACAACACCCTCTGCGGGGTTAAAAGAAGTTTTTGTAATACCTATTCCTATATTAACTAAATCTTGATTTACTCTTGACTTAGTTAAATCAAATTCATTTGTAGCTAAAACAGTATTAATTGCTTCCTCTTCAGCTATTTCTATGGCTTGCTTATAAGTAAGCTGCATGTAAAGGTCTCGCTCCTCAATAGATTCAGGTAAGTCTATAGCCGGAACATTAGTTCTTTTTATATTTACACTTAATATTTTGTTTGCGCGCTCTTGCTCAGGCAATGTTACCATATCAAAAAGCAAATTTTGTGCAAAATCTGTTCGTTTTTTTAGTGACTGGGGATCTTGAGCATACGAAGTTAAATCATACTGTTTTTGAGTTATGCCATTAGCAACTATATTAGAAAATTTAGACAATATAGGCACTGGTTTCCAATCTAAATTAAGATAAGACAAATCGCCATTAATAGCTAATTCGTCTTTGTATTTTTGAACGCTTTGCTCTCCTCTCGCATATAAACGTAGGTTATGAAAACTATTCCAATTTGTAGCATAACGATTTGATCCACTCCCCCCATAATTAAACCATTCTTGTTCAATAGCTCTACTAACTTGAAGTCCGTATTTTAACGTAGCTTTCTCAGCGTCACTTACAACTTGATCTGGAAATGAGCTATTAGTATTTGTACTTATATTCATTTATTATATTATTTTTGAAGTAGTTCCCTCGTTGTTATATTTTTTAAAACCTAAAGAATACGATTTAATTTTAGTTATACTTTTAGGATTATACCTATGCTTATTACAAGCCATTAAAGCTAGCCCCGAACTTATAGAAGCATCATGCTTGGTTCTATTATTTATATCAAACTTAGCCCAATCTTCTAAAGTTCTTTGCAAATACATATCGCCATAACCATCTTTTTTTTCTCCTACAAAATCTTCTATATATGTTTCTATAGCAGAAGCATGCGCTTGTTTTATATCTTCACTTGAATTAGGTATACCACCTACTTCTCTTTCCGCTAATGACAATTTGTTGTATGTTTTATCGGGCCTATTAATACTAAATCCTCTATATCCTCTACGTTTTAAATAATAAAGTAATCGAGGTTTATTATTTTCTGCTAATAAAGGCATACTATAAAATACTAAAGCCATAAGCACATCTTCAAAAAACATTTCTGCTGTTGAAGGTCTTGCAATATATTCAAGAAAAAAATGATTAGGAGGTACGTTTTCTATAGAAAATTTTGTTAATCCATGAAGCGATCCGTTAGAGCCGCCGCCACCAACAACACCGCTAATGTCATAGCTATCACATCCAAAAGCCCCCAAATGTTCGTTGCCAGGATACTTAATACCATTTTTTATTATTAAGTTATTTTGTTGTTCTTGATCTGGTACCCAAGTAATAAAAAATCTACCATTTTTATTTGGATAGAACATTACTTTGGTGTCTTTAATACCGTTTTCCCATTGAAAGTTACCTTGAGTAACCATGGCAGAATTTTTTAATTCTTCGTTGTAATCTATTTGTTGATAAATTTTTGTTAAATTAAAAATAGATTGTTTAGCTTCATCTCTAAAAGCATGTTGCTCTGTTCTTGGAAACTGCCGATAATATTCGTTTAATGCATCGGCATCATCTTTTAATCCATCAACCTCATTTTCCCAGTGTTGTATTACACCCTCTGTAATTAAATTTCCTTGTGGATCTAACGTTTCTTTTTTTGGAGTATCAAACACAGGATAACCGTACTGATCAATAAAACCCTCATAATTCCATTCCATAGGAATAAACAGTTTATATAAACCTGTTTTAGTCTGTCCATTTTTATTTCTTAACAAGGTATCTGAACCATCGTACAATTTTTTAAAGTTTTTACCCCCTTTATCTAAAGCGTTTGATGTTGATCCCATCATGCATTTGCCAATAATTCTACTACCTAATCTTAAACAAGTTTTAGTTACTCGCCAGTTGTTAAGTATATTTGTAGGTCTTTCCCATTTTCCTGATTCATCATGAACAAGTAACTTTAATTTTTCACCATCATAACTATTATCACCTGTATTTTTCCAATCAATAGTTGTGTCTAGCCCGTCAAGCTCAGTAGCCATTTGATTATCTTCTAACTTACGTCTTGTAAATTTAGAAGCAGGCACTCTGTAAGCTAACTCTGTTTTCGGACGGTCCATCCCGTCTTGTATTGGCTTAAAGAAAAACGGATAGTTTACCGAGATTGGTACAACTTTATCCGTAAACATTTTTTTAGCATCAGCCCCTGATTTGGATAGTATGCCGAATCTAGAGTCTGAAGATATCGTAGCTGAATTAACTGTTTCTCCCGACGACATGAATGAAAATCCAGAGCGTCGATTTTTAAGGTAACAAATACCGTACGATCTTGAATCCGCTTTGCAGGCTTCCCAGAATATATAGAACAATCTATTTGATTCCCTAAAGTCCGGTAATCCGACATCAATTTTGGACCACTGCAGGTACATGTAGTGAGTGCCAGTAATGTAAGTAGGCTTGCCTTTATTAATAAACCAAAACCCTTTTTCACGTCTTTCAAATTCTTCATCTATATATGGATGCCATTGCTCTTTAAAACTATTGGGATAAGCATTCCAATCCTGGACACTTTTAATTTTTTTTAATAACTTAGGATACTCAGTGGCTTTCCACTTATTTTCTCCTAGGTCTTTTGCACTTTCTGTCTTGGGTAATGCAATCATTACATTACCAATTTCGTATATATCGCCTATCTTTCCGGTTTTACTAATTACAACAACATCGTGTTCTTTGTTATAACCGTATTCCCATTTGGCATAGCGATTTTTTTTACTAATCACAGAAGGTTTTATATAATCTTTTGTAATTTTATATAATGTTTGTTCGTAAGCCATTACTTAGATCTCCCCTCTGCAAACCCTTTGAATTTAGGCTTACTTTCTTTATCATTAGAATTCGCAATCATCTGCTCTTCTTCTTGAATCTTATTTAATATTTCAAAAGCGTCAAATATGCAAAGCTTTTTAGTAGCGGCAGCATTTTTAAGTCTGTCAGCAGATATATCTTCTTCTGAGTCAACGATCTTTTCTTTTGCTACCTTTACTAATTCTTTAATTGCTTCGCGCCCAGCCGCTATTATATTCTTCTTCGTTTCTATCGAGCTCATACTTTATAACAATATCATTTGATTTCATACAATACATAACTTGATTATCTATAACAAATTCCCATTCGCTATTTGGTGTAAATCCAATTATGTCCCCTGGATTGATTCCAGCACGTTTTAAGGACTTATTACCTATTTTTAGTATACCAATAAGACTAGCTGTTTTATCGCTACTAAAAGGGTCTTTGTTTTTGACCGGAGCAACAAAGCATCTATCGCCAAATGATTTCCACTTCTTCTTATTCTTGTACAAATATATTTGATCTATTGCACACATAAAAAGTCCGTCTTTAAGAAACGATCTACTATTTTTTTTAAGTCCTTTCATATCATAAAAAACTCTAAACACGTTATGATGCACTACAATTAGATCACCTTTTTTTATGGGTGTTGCAAATGCCGCTGGGGTTTCTACAACTTCCGCTATATTATTAACGTGCTTAAAACTTTCTATAGAAGTGTTGGTCACAAGGTTCACTTCCCCAACCTTTACCGTATTATCATATCTTTGGCCTACCGGCTTTATGATAAAATCGTATATACTTCTCATTAGTACTCCAAGTCATACTCAACGGATATTGCCATGTTAGAATTAAACTTCTTCCATGGCATTACCTCGTCTTCTTTTTTTATAAATATATTATAAGAATTATCAGACTCTTCAAATATTATATGAGAAATTTCGTGCCCACCATAAACTGTCTGCTTAACAGAGTAATGCATTGCTTCGTTCTTGTAGTCAGCACCTATACTTATCTTTCTTATAATATTACCCATGACCCTACTTTTCTTTATCCGTAGGTATTACTTCATAAGTACCATCAGTTAAATTAATATTAATAGGTCCATACTCATCCTCAATAGATTTTTTAAAGTCCTCCATTTCTTTTTCAAGCATATTTATTTGATAAATAGCTTTTGCTTTTTGAACTTCTAATCCTCCAATGTGCGCACAAAACTTTTGTAAGTCTGCTTGCAGCGTTTGTACTTTCTCTAATTGTTCTTTACTGATTGATAAGTTTTCTGATTTCATTTTTTTTACTTTACTCATGTTAATTTAATTTAATTGTTAATTTATATTAATATTCTCTATCTACCGCTTGTTGGCTTTGGTTTTGATGGTGAAATCATCTCTTTTGCAAAATTATACACAAAGCTTCCTATGTCTCTATTTCTTCCTGATGTGCGCCAGCTGGAACCGCCGCCTCCAAAATCTCCCAATAACTTTCTGGGACCGCCATCATCCATTGATTTTTGATCTGCTATGTCTATAGCTCTTTCGTATCTACTCGGTTTGTTGTCCTCTGCAATTTCAAATATATTTTTTTCTTGTCTTAAGGGTACTCCATTGGTTAGAGCTTCAACTTTTTTGTTTGCTAAAGGTGCTCTACCGGGTTCTTGCATGTATGCCATTGTTTCTTGTTTTAATGTTAATATTAGTGTTAATTTTTAATCTTTTTTTATAAATAAGGAGTCGGTTAATAAAAAAGCTAAATGGCTATTTTCAAAATAGGCTCCTACAATTAGTAATGTAATGAATAAATATTTCATTTGATTATATTTAATAATTATTTTTTAAGTGGTGTTTCTATAACGTATTTAGCATGAGGAAAATAATAATCATATCCTGGATACATTATTTGAGTATATCCCCGGTCGTCAGTCCCTAATACTTTAAACTCGACTCCTTTCATTGTTATGTGCTTCCCTTTTATGATATTTTGAGGTTTGTTAACGTCAGGGCTGTTTTTTAAATAACCTTTTTTAGAAGTTTTCATTTATGAATTTTTATAAGCTTCGACTTCCCAAGGCAAATTTTTTGCCCCTTCGTTCATAGTGCTTCGTGGATATTTCTTACCTTTCCAATAAACGTAGTCATCATCATAGTCTAAATCACCTCTTTTCATTTGATTGATGTGCACCATCTCATGGTCTATTACGTTTTTTTCTTTTATAGGTGATATATTATTGTTTAATATAATAACCCCTTTATTAGTAGCTACCCCATTAGTGTCATCGCCTAGATCTTTATGATAAATAGGAGTGTTAAATATTTTATAAGGAGCACTAATTTTAAAAGCCATATTTATATTATTAATAATAGTCTTGCGAAACGTTAATCCCGCAAGACTATATTTATTTTATTATGCGAATGTTGCAGTTCTAAAATACATTTGAGCAGGCGCAGCAGCGTTATCAACTCCTACATTAACTGTAGCAACTACTCCTCCTGGATTAGCAGTCATTGCGGATCTTACCGCAGATACTAATGGATTAGCATTACCTGATGTTAATGTTGGGTTAACTGCAGCTGAAATGCTAGTAGATACAGCTAAAGTTAAAGTTTTGTAACCAGCTTCAGAATTTCTTCCAGTTAAACCTATTACTAAAGTTTTAGCATTTGCTCCTGTTGCTCCAGTTGCAGTTACTTTTGTGATGTCTTCAACATTTACTAAGATACCTTCGGTTGGCCCTAGTGGCTGTACAGCTGCTGAATTTTTTACGTTAAATTTAATGAATTTTGCCATTTTGTTTTTGTTTTTGTTTATGTTTATGTTTATGTTAGGCTAGGTTTATACAGTCCTATCTGTTTATTTTTTTAATTTGTTTGTTATTTTTTCTCCTGATCTCACAACAAAATAACCACCAACAGCGGTTATCATAAGTGCTTTAAGAAGATCGATCCATTCTGGGTCTATGTTAAATGGTATTGATGATGTGCTATCTAATATAACGAACAGGAACATACATACCAATAAAAATGATAATGTTAATGGCCGTACATTTTTTGACAACCAACTATCCGAATGTAAATCTGCTTCCCATCGTTTAGTTATCTCTTGTTCTCTTACCGCATCTGTTTCCAGCTCAGCGAGTAATATTCTTTTATCTAGTTCAGATAATTCAGGGTCACCTTTAATTGCATCCCCTAATTTGCTTAATGCTTCAACACCAGTTAATGATCCCGCCATATCTAGCAGTTCTGGTGCAAACTTTTTTCCTTGAGCAGCTAAGAATCTTAAGGCTTTTCCTACAGCCGTTCCTTCACCACCGTTTTTTTTAGCATTCGGATTCTTACTCATTTCTTTTTTCTTTTTAGAGAAGAAGTTCTTTTACCCATTCCTGTTCTTTTCTTTTCTGCTACAGCTTTTTTCTTTTCAGCGGGAGACATTTCCTTCCAGGTTTTTGGGGTTTTTGAACTTACTCTTTTAGAGGGTCTACACTTTTTAGTTTTTTTGTTTTTTGTAGATCCACAAACATTACCTTTTTCGTCTGTCCACTTTTCTTTAAACCATCTTTTTAATGCAGCTCCTTTTTTTGTTTTACGAACAGCCATTACTTTTTGCCTCTTTTCTTACGACACTTTGCAATTGCCCCACTAGCATACGCAGAAGGGAATACTTTATAGCTTTTTTTTATTTTCCAATAACAAGCATCTTTGTTTGTTTTCTTTTTCATCTTCTACCTGGATTAGTTATTCTAAATACTGGCTTTGCATCCCAGCCGTTTCTGCCTTTTGATCCTTTTGTACCTTTCATAGAAGGCTTCATATATTTGCTAAGGCACCCGCAATTTTTTTTATTTTTCATACTAACAGTTCCATTTTCTTCGCGCAGCTAATCCTCTTTCTGACTTCCAGCCTTTAGATCTTGCACAAAATGATTTACGTCTTTTAGCAGCTTTACTTCCTTTTTTAAGTTTTGAAGGAGGTGTAGTTACAGCCGTTTTTAATTTACTGCCAGGATTATCTTTACGGTACTTAGCAACTCCTTTAGCAGTCATTCCTCCACCAGCTTTCTTACCTGTGCCTTTTCCCTTTTTTACTTTTGCGTAGTTTCCTTTAGATTTTTTACGCGAGGGCGCCTTGCCTCTTTTTTTAGGTGCTGCTTTTTTTTGACTGCCATTACTTTTTCTTTTTAGGTTTAGTATGCGTGTACCCCTGTTTTTTTAGTGCGTTATGTTGAGCCATAGTTTTAGCTATTTTTGTAACTTTACCTTTGTACATCTTATGTACTTTAAATTTTTTTGTAGCCATCATTCTAATGTTTTATCCCACCGGGCTCTAGTTTTTCTTATATCGTAGTGCGTGAAGGTATTATATTTGCCAAGACCTCCTTGCAATATGTGTCCGTGCTCAGCTAAATTATCTATAGTTTTGTAAACTTCCAGCGGGTCTAAGCCATTTACTTGAATATCTGCTGCTTTGCCTAAAATATGTTGAGAATTTGAAACTCCTCCAACCTTTTTGTTATGTTTTGGACATCTGTAGGCGTTTGTTAGTTTGATAGGTTTTCTTATGAAATCCCTAATGTTCTGTAATTGCCCAGCTAGTTTTTGAATTTCCATCAAAACTTCTTCTGGCATATTACATCCACAACTACAATCAAATTCAGATTTACTAAAATTTTTAGTAAGACTCATTGTAGCGTCCTTTCTTAGCACACTCTGTAATTGGTTTTGACTCATAACTTGATGGATATTTTAATAATTCCATACCTCGTATTCCTGAAGAAGAACCTTTACCATGAGGTCTTCCCATTTGACTTAAGGGACCATCCCATAAAGCACTTTCTCCTATTTCTCCTGAAGCTCCGCTTGTTGCGTTAGCTATTGGTTTTTTTGTATATTCCATATTTTTTTAAATTAATGCACTATTAAAAGGATTTATTGAACTATTTCTTTGCTCTGGAGTTCCAAAAATTGCTTCTCCCGTAGCTATAGCTTGTGGAGCCATAGATGAAGGAGCTGAAGGCACATTAGATCCAAGTGTTTCTAAAGCTGCTATCCTAGCTTCTAGTCCGTCAGTGTCTGCCATAGGTGCTGCTGGTGCTGCTGGTGTAGGCGCTGCTCCAGCTACTCCGGCTACTTGACTTACTGCTTGTTGCTGAGCTTGTTTTCTTTGTTGAGCTTGTTGCACGGCTTTAAGAGCTGGGTTGTTTGAAAATTTAGCTCCCAAACTATCAAAACTTTTCATTGCTGCCATTATTCCTGCCATAATTATCTTGTTTTATCTTTATTAATCTTTCCTATAGCAGTGGCTAAAGTTTTATCACTGTAGGAAATTCTTTTCATTGCTGGGTTGCGTCTTGTAGAAGTTGGTATATCCTCTGTCCCAAGCATTATTCTATAAATCTGTTGTATTATATTTTTTGTTTGTAAACTAACCTGATATATACTATAGCTTTTATCTGCTCCATTATAACCTCTCCATTTAACTATCCAACCTTCTTTTAGTAATCTATTCCATCTTCTATTATCCCAAGAATAAATTAAAATACCATCTTCAAAGTCTTTTCTTGTAAAGTTACCTAAACAATCAAAATATATTAGTAATTCTAAATCTGCATCAGTTAATCCGGTTTTTTTACAAGCCCATCTTCGTATTACTCTATAATGTTTTAACAGACCTATTTCTTTTAACTTTTGGCCAGTTAACTCTCTCATAAAACAAATACTACGTCTTGAGCCTTAATAACGTGATATGTTTCTTTATCAAGCTCTATTTTGTGACCCGCATGACGATCGTAATATATTACATCATTTTTATTTATTCCGTCACATTCAGATCCTGTAGACACTACCGTAGCTTCTACGTATCTTATATCTTCTCGGTGATTCTCAGCTAAAAGCAACCCGCCTTTAGTTTTAGTAACACCTTCTTTTAATTTTTTTATTATTATGTTTCTACCTATTGCATTCATATTATCCTCTTACGTTAGACATAACACAGTTGGTAGACAATATAGTCGAAGCAACTGAGGCAGCATTTTTTAATGCCGACTTGGTAACTAGCACAGGATCTATAATACCTGCTTTAAACATATTTACTGTTTTTCCAGTTTCAACATTAACACCAAAATCTTTTTTATTTATATGCTCATATTCTAATCCTGCATTTTTCATAATCGTTTTGCAAGGATAATACAAAGCTTCAATAACTAGTTCTTCACTAGATGACTTTGGTTTTATACTTCTGATTGCATTAATTAGTGCAACTCCGCCACCGGCAACCACACCTTCTTTTATAGCAGCTTTAGTTGCGCATATTGCATCTTCAACTCTATCTTTCTTTTCATTTAATTCAACCTCAGAATTACCTCCAACTTTTACTATTGCAAGTTTTGCGGCTAGCATAGCTAATCTTTTTTCAAGTTTAACTATTTTGTTGGGATTGCTTTCTATAAGCAATTGTTCTTTTATACTTTCAATAATTAGTTTAATATCTTCTGATTGTTCTTCGGCTACTTGAAAAACTGTATCTTTAAATGTTGATACCGCTTTAATGCAATTGCCTAAACAATCTAAATCAATTAAATCTAAATCATCTCCTAAATTCTCGCTTACTACAGTTGCTCCTGTTAATAAGGCTAGGTCATCAAATATTTCTTTTCTATTAACCCCATGTGTAGGCGCTGGAACTATATTAACTTTTATAGAACCTTTGTTTTTATTCATTGCAAGAGCTGCGGCAACTTTAGGATCAACGTCTCCAACTATAAGTAGTGCCAAGTTATTTTTTATAACATGTTCTAATATAGTTTGTATTTGTCTAATTGTGTCTACTGCTGAATCAACTAATAATATTTTTGGATTATTCAGCTCTACTGTATTGCTTGCGTGATTAGTTACAAAATGATTATTAGTAAAACCTTTTTCATACTGCACTCCCTCAACTACCTCTATACTTGTATTACCGTCTTGTGATGTTTCCATCATAACAACGCCCGTTAAATCTACAGCTCTGTATGCATCAGCAATTAATTTACCTAGTTCAGCATCATTGTTAGTAGATATAGTAGCCACTTCGTCGATCATATCACCATTAACTGGTTTAGCTTGCTTTTCTAAGTGAGTTAAAGTTTTATCTACAATATTATTTATTGCATCTCTTTTTTCCCTGCTAGTAAACTTCATAGGCGACTTAGCAAACTCCTTTAATATGGCATGAGCTAATACCGTAGATGTTGTAGTCCCGTCCCCTGCCTCAGCAACTGTTCTTCTTGCTGCTTGTTTAACTAATGATGCGCCCATATTTTCTACAGGATCTAATAATACAGATAATTCTGCTACCGTTACACCATCTTTAGTTATTACAGGCACTCCCTGGGCATCCTCAAAAATTACGCATTCGCCTCCTCCTCCTAATGTCGAGGCTACGGCTTCCGTAAGTGTTTCGATACCTTTAAACACTTTTTCTCTACCTTTGTCACCAAAGCTAAATTGTTTTACTATTTGATTCATTTAATTAGATTTTATTATATAATCACACGTAATTTTATAAAGCTACAGATTAGTAGCTTATATAACTAGTCCGTGTAGAATATTTCCTGATAATCTTCAGGTAGATAACTTTCCATTTCAGTTATTTGTTCAGCTGTTAATTCATCTTTGTAAAAATCATTTGCTAAAACAAACAAAAAATGTTCTTGAATTTCTAAATACACCTCACTCTCAAAAGCAACATCAGAAATTTCTTGTAACTGAGTGGGCAATTGAGTTTGTATATTTAATATGTCACTTTCATTGTATCCTTTTTCTTCTGTTACTGTATTACGTTTCATATTTAAGATTTTAATATTTCTATTTCTGCTTTTAATTCTTGTATTGCTTTAACTAAAACTGGTATTAATCTACCATAAGATGCTTCTAACTTTTCTGGATTTGCACCATATACTAATTTTAAATTTTCATCATCTACTTCTTGTAGATCTTGTGCTATAAATCCTAAATCTTTAATGCCCACTTTAGCACCATCTCTTGTGTCCCAATCAAAAGTAACCGGTTTAAGTTTGTCTATTACATTTAAACCATAATTAGAATTTTCTATTTTTGTTTTATCTCTTCTATCTGAAAGCGAAGAAATTGTGCTTACTTGACATCTTAAGGCAGAAATAGAAGCATTACCTAATACTATTTCATTACTTGCGCCGGTCGTACTTGGAGCGGCTTCGTTTCCTACAAAAGAACAATTAGTTCCATTTACATGCCCAGTACCAGAATCCCTACCCAAATATGTGTTAAAAAAGCCGGTTTGAAGATTTTCCGCGGAATCGTTACCTATAGCGGTATTAAAACTACCCGTAGTTAATACATCCATGGCATTCCGGCCAATAGCAACATTATAACCTCCGTTTACAGTTCCACTGGATGGTCCCTTTAAAGCATTATAACCCATTGCTGTATTTCCGCTACCTGTATTATATTGTGCTGCAAAAGATCCTAGAATTGCCCTGTGTTGCCCTGTAGTATTACTATATCCCGCAGATCGACCTATAGTGACACAATCAGCACCTGATGTATGAGAATAAGATGCTTGATACCCCATAGCGATTAGCCCCTGTTGTGTAACAAAGTTTCTTCCTGCTTGATAGCCTACAGCTACGCAGAAACCACCGACAGCGGAAGATGTGTCCATAGCTTGATGCCCAATAGCAACACAACTACTACTATTACTGTTTTCTAAGGTTTCTTGTCCAATACAAACATTATTGTACGAAGTAGTAATACCCTCGCCTGCTTCAACCCCAATACCTATATTTGAACCGCCTGTTGTAAGAAAACGCATAGTTCTATAACCCATAGTTATATTTTTTTGACCACTTGTTATAGCTAATAAGGTATCTTTTCCTATTCCAACATTATTTCTTGATGTAGAATTAGCTGCCCCATATCCTGCTTTTTCACCAATAAAGATATTAGCAAAAGCAGAAGTACTTGTTTGATTATACCCAGCGTATGAACCAATAAATGTAGCCCCAAAAGTTCCTGCTTGATTATAGCCTGCCCGATTCCCTATAATAATCGCGTCTATTAATGATGACGTAGAAGCATTCCCCGCGTTTTTTCCTATTATGGTACTACGTCCGCCTACACCTCCAGCAGGCACGTTTACTAACGATGACCCTGCGTCTGAGGTTGAGCCAACGAAACAATCTGTTAAATCGTTTAATTCTGTAGCACCACCACCACCTCCGCTAGGGGTAGCAATCCAAGATAAAGTTCCCGAAGCGTCCGACTCTAGTATTTGGTTAGTTACACTTGGTAAAGCGCTCGGCAATCTCAATGTATAATCGGTGCCTGAATTAACAGGTCCTTTAACACCTACGTAATTTGCTGAATTAGGTGCGTATAGTTTTAGAAAACCAGGATTAAGAGAATCTCCTAATATGCTTAACGTGTCTGTTATATCTGCTCCAGCACTAGTGGTTTCAAGTTTTTTAACGTTATCGTAATATAATTCTACTGAAGAATCTTGATTGCAAACTATGTAATCTTCAGCGGGATTTGAAACGCTCTGAAGCTTTAAGTCAGCTCCTGCCTGAATGTATAAAACACCATTAAGGTCGCTTTCTCTAATATAAGAGTCATTGCCAGAACTATAAATTCGAAGGTTATCATTAAAAAGAGCTTTGGTTCCTCCTATAAAATTTGTATCTTCTTTAATGAGGATTCTATTCGCGCTAGCGTCAATTCTCATAAATTCCTTAAGAGAATTATTGTAATTTGCAAAAAAGGTAATATCTTTTCCGTTTTCAAAATTTCGAAACTCAAGATTACCAGTTAGACAATAAAGAAAGCTGTCAGTTCCATCATTAAAAATTTGCATGCCGTTGTACCGGCTTTTTACGTTGTCTCCGTGGAGTGTATCACCAGTCATTGTACCTCCAGCTAAAGGAAGATAATCCCCAAGTAGATCGGTCGCTAGTATTCTTTTATTATTTGATCCATCATATCCTACAACAAAAGCTATGTCTCCTATTGCAGTTGCCTCAGTAAATTCTGAAAATTTTATATTTGCCATTGTTTATTATTTTATGTTTTTAATTTTCGGGGGTTAAGTTATCTCCCGCTTCAGATAATATGAAGTCGCCATTCTCTGCTATAATAAACGGGCCACCACCACCGCCGCCATAGTTAGAGGGCCACCATATACCGTTGCCTATAGATTGTCCACCCATTACTTAACAGCTATTAGATCAGCAGCAGTAGTCCCAGTAGCTAATACATAATCTACTATTACTGGCAAAAAAGATCCAGCAGGTAAACCTTTAAACACTACAGCCTGTGCTGCAGTAGGTCGCCCCGTACCACCAGCACCATTTACTCCTGATAGTATTACTTTTACATCACCACCTGTTCCTATAAATAAGCATGAGCTATCTATGTTAGTAGTGTTATCTATTGTGTTGCTAGCAGTTACTGCTACCGCTATTGTTCCAAAATCTGGTTGATTTGCGTATTGTCCCATTGTTTATTTTTTATTATTTTTTTATTTTTTTAATCGTAAATTTTAATTTCTACGTATATAGAATTTGCTGTCCCAAAATCAGCAGTATCCCCTCTGTTGCCCGTAGTAGTTCCTACCTCAAAACATTCGATAGCTATTAGACTAACTGCCTTACGCCGTATGTTAGTAGCTTGTGGGAATACATTAGTATTTGCTCCTATTGTTCCCGCTACGTTTGAGTTATTTATATAACAAATTGTTTTATCTGTAAAAATACTGCCCCCAGAATTTGAAATATCATATACACCAACCCCCACTCTAACAATTGACCAAGTTCCTCCTATGTGATTACTTATCATTGTTATTGTAGGTGTTGCTCCCGCAGAGGCTACATCTAATCTAAATGCTGTCATTTTATAGCCGTTACCCGTATCTACTATATCTGCTAATGTAGTATAATAAACCTGCTTTGTAGCTCGCTGCGAGCTAAAATCCATGTTTGCATCTCTGCTTGGTCTAGTCGAACTATCTGCGGGATCTGTAGCTAATGCTGTTAAAATATAATTATCTGCCCCTAAATAATCTACATTTACTACAGGAGCCGTAGCAGACCCCGTCATAACTATACCGTCTTGTCCTGTAACAGAAGTAACTGTTCCTGTAAATTGATCGGTAGAATTTATAGTAACCACTCCGGTCCCACCTGAGGGACTTATATTTACATTAGTGCCGGCAACAATTTGTGATACACCACCACCACTACTACCATTTGCAGCAGCCGTAACAAATCCATATTGATCTACGGTAATATTAGCATTAGTGTAGTTTCCTGCAGTTAAATTAGATTGTACAGGTACATTTACTGATATAGTACCGTTCGATGTAATAGGCGTATTACCTATTGTTAAATAATTACTAGATACTCCAACCTCCGTAACCGTACCTGGATTGCCTCCTGGTATCGTAGCCCAAGTTCCGTCTTGTCTTAAGAATTGCCCGGGACTTCCTCCGTTTAGATTTAATGTTAAAGCTGGAGTAGTATTTGCGTTTATGACCCCTGCGGTAAACGCAGCTATATTAGTTGAGTAAGATACATTTGTTACTCCACCACCGCCACCCGATATTAACTGATTAACAGTAACAGAACGCGTGGGAGTTCCGGGTAAGCTCATGTCAGAGATTACTAATAAATCCTCGCCAGATACGTTTGTAATTCCCGGATATGTAGTTAATATACTCATTAGTTTGTTTTTATATTATGCATAAATCCAGTTGCTACCATTGTAAAATACAGGAAGTTTGTTACTCCCACCTCCTGATGCATTTCCTCCATAAGTAGGGGTGCCTCCATCAGTTATATAAGTTCTCATACCTACTACAGGACTTGCGGGTAGTGTAGCAAATGTATATCCTTCTAATACTACAACTCCTTTTAAATATGTTTCTGTAATACTATCATTTCCTATAGTTGCAGTGTTACTTCCCTTACCAATAGTCTGATATCCTATAACTATCTCGTTTGTGTTTACACTAGTGGAAGAAACAGTATCAGCCCCTATATATACGGAGTTTGAAGACTCATTACTAGTCCCAGAATTGGGTGTGACACTATAAGCACCAGCTGTCGAACCTATAGCAGTATTATTAGACCCGGAACCTATGGTTAGTAAAGAAGAGTATCCTATACCTGTGTTTTTTTCGCCGGTTGTATTTTGATTTCCTGCAGAGGATCCCATAAAAACATTGTAATCAGTTCCTTGACAATTTCTTCCAGCATTTCTACCAATAGCTATATTATCTAAACCAGAAGTAGTGACGCTAAGAGCATTTTCTCCAAAGGCTATATTATATTGACCATTTGTGCAGGATTCCAGAGATTTTAACCCCATAGCCATATTCCCAGCACCTGAGATACATGCTTCTAAAGCCTCCGTGCCAAAAGCTATATTTCTACCCCCCGTAGTATTATTTAATAAACTGTCCGCGCCTATAGCTATATTGTTGGTACCTGATGTATTTGACTTTAGAGCTCGATAACCTACCCCAACACAGGTGTTAAGGGTTAGATCATCATTTAGCCCTGCTTCAAATCCAATAAATACACTATTTCCTAAATCTATCTGAGACACTCTACCGCTTACCTCTAGGGCTGCTGTTGTATCTGTAGCCGCAGTAGTTTTACCTATTACCACTGCATTCGAATTGTTATTGTAAATGTCATTTCCAGTAGCAGTCCATAAACCGCTGCCACCGGCAGCCGCATCTATTTTAATGTTATTACTACCGTTATCAGTTAGTGTTATACCCGAACCTGCCTCTAATTGAATAGTGTCTACGGCACCTGTCGCTGGTGTTAGAGTAATATCGACATTATCACCATCTTGAGCCGATGCTAAATCATAAGTTGTACCACCACCCGTTCCACTAGAAGCATTAGTAACAAACCCATACTGATCTACCGTAACAGTAGCATTGGTATAAGTCCCTACGGGAACTCCATTAGCAGGCATATTCACTTGAATAACACCGTTGCTTGTTAGTGGAGAGTTATTTATGGTTAAATAATTACTGCTTGCTCCCACAGAAGTCAAGCCACCACTACCACTAGCAGCAATTGTAATATTATTATTTCCAGTCTCAGTTAAAGCTATACCAGCACCCGCTGTAAATTTAACAATATCAGTAATACCCGAAGAGGGTGTTAATCTAAGATCTACATTAAGCCCAGACTGGTCAGCATCTAAATCATAGGTTGTAGCAGTAGCTGGGAGATCTACTAAGTTTCCTTCCCCGTTAACATACTGTCCGTTAGTTCCTGCCCATGTAAACGCCAAATCCGGCGTAGTTGTGGGATCAGAAACGAATACATCCAAAGCGTCTCCCTCGGTACTAGCATCCACACTTGTTACAGACCCGGAACCGCCGCCTCCCGAAGGCATCGTAACTGTTTTAGTATTAACTAAAGTTGTATGTCCAGTAGCATCTTGTACAATAGAGTCAATAACCGTAAATGTCCCTCCAGATCCTGGTGTAACAGCTGATGTAGTATCGGTCCGGCTAGTGCTGTCATGGTTAAATGTAACCGATTGATTCCCTGAATTGTTTACAGCAGTCAATTTAATACCTCCAGTAAAGGTTACAGTTTCACTATTCGTTACTTCAAAACCACCAGTGCCACCCACAAACCAGGAGTAGCTACCACCCGCAATTTCATCCGCGATTTGTTGAATGCTAACAGTTCTAGTAGGGGTACCTAAAATACTCATGTCTGCAATGATTAATAAATCAGCTGGAGCAACATCCCCAATAAGGGGGTACGTAGTTATAATACTCATTTCTTTTTCTTTTTAGTTTTAGCCCTTCGCTTGCGCTGAGGTACCTTATATTTCTTTTTACCTTCTCTTTTCGTTCCTTTACCATCATTAGCCCTATTGCGAGATGGCCTTTCCCATCTTCCATCCTTGTGATCCCAATCCCAACCAGTCATATCTCTGCCTCGCTTCTTAGCTTTACGTTTTTCTCTCTGGGCATGGGCTTTTTTATCTTTCCTATCCTTAGTCTTAGCATAGGCCAAATCTCTGTCCGCCTTCGCCTTCCTCGCTTTAGCAGATAATTTTTGTTTTGGGGCCATTTTTACATTCTATTATATGGTTATATATAATTACACGTTTTTTCCAAAAGCTACAGGTAAAAATTGTTATTGCATAATAAGGGGTATAGGGCTACATGCTTATTTATAAAAACTTTTTTCTACCGGAAACGCAATTCATTTTGCCCAGTCCCCCTTTAATTTCAGCTTTTAGCTTTTAGCTTTAGCCTTTTGCTTTGAGTTTTGCACCGAAGATTGAAGCTTTTGCTTAGGGTTTTCGGCGGGGTCTATTACAGCGCGAGCATCGCGAGCGTGTATAGCAATAACGACACTCTATATATAATAAATATGTAGATCGAGATCTGCAAAAATAAATATAAACTTTAAATTAAATTCTTATGCAACTTTTAAAATTAAAAACTTCTCAACCAAAAAACATTTTAAATATTATAATAAATAAAAATATATTACAACATCCAATTCAAATTAATAATAAATTAATTATAATTAATAAAAAAGATCTAAAAGAAGTTAATAAAATATTTAATAATAATTATTTAAAATATAAAATAATTAAATAACTAAAACGACTATATAAATATAATAATAATGTAACTAATAAAAACTATAATATGAAAGCGATCTTAATTAAAATGAATGAAGTAATGTCTAACCTGGGAGCCGCAGCTGCTGCCGCAATACGAAACTAAAATGAAAAACTATAACGAAGAATACCTGTACACTCAAGCCCTGAACTATGACTACGAACTAGCGCTCGCAGTAGAATATCTTAACTCACTAACTCAAAACAATTAATTATGTACGAAACAAATTCACAAGCATGGGACAGGATCTCAGCAAAGTATGACGAGTCTATCAGACAAACGAAGATCATTCAAGAGATGTTCGGACAGGACAACCTGAAAGGTTTATCTGAAGATCAACGAGCAGCGTTTTACAGAGCACTGTAACGTAAACACACGGATCCTGGTGTGAGGTGGGATGACCTCAGCTAATTGACCTCGGAGGTAACCAGCCGGGGTCCGGCGTGTATAGCATTTTTGCAGGCAAATGCGTATAGCATTGTGTATAGCAAAAACGGCACTATATATATAATATAAATGTAGTTAATAATAATAATAATTAAAATAAATATAAAAATAAATATTAAATTTAATTAAAATAACTAAAACGACTATATAAATATAATATGATCAAATAATAAAAATAATAAATATAAACTTAAAATTAAAAATTATGAACACAAATGAAATTATGCAAAAAGCACTAAAAACAATGTCAAACGAAGATAAAGCTAAGATCTGGCCTCCGATCA